AATCTTGCCAGTGGCAGTGCCGCCAGACGAATTCCAAGATACCATGCTACCAACGCTAACACCTTTAAGAACCAATGTTTCTTCTCTAGAATAATCTTTTCCAAAATCTGCAAAGAGAGCCTTATCTTTCATTCTGTTTACAATACCACGAGACCAGGAGAATCCTGCGTCACCGCCCCAGGCATCCCACATTATTCTTCCGTTAGAAGGATTGCTTGTGTTGTAAAAATCTTTACCCTTTTTGTCCACTTCGTGCCTGGAGAAGAAGGAATACATCCTTCGCACCACGCTTAGTGACATTGAGCGACCTGCTACGATGTCTCTTGCTCTACCCCAACCAACAGGAGTACCTGCACCTGTAGCCTTGCCCTGTTCTTTCCAACGAATAGCACGAGCAGCAGCGGATTTCATACCAGATGTTGGTGCGTATCCTTCAGCCTTATCCATGTCATATTCATCGTCTTCATATTCTTTTTCTTCATCCATGTGATGACCATCCAAACTTTCTAATCTTGTTGCATCTTTATACATCATGCCAATGCTGTATGGTGTTTCTTCCCATTCACCATCTTCTTCTTCATAAACTCTAACAGACATTGCTGGATTTTCTGGTGGCATTGACTGTAAAGCATATTCTGTTCCAGGAGTACCTAATGTTCCGCCTTCTCTCATAACATGTTCAACACGACCATGGACTTCTCCATCTTTTGTCATGCCCATAACATAATCACCTTCAGTAATTGGTTCTGCCTTGTACATTGAACTAATTGCAGTACCGCCACTAGAAACAGCACCAGATGCATTAGCACCATTGCCACCTTGCATAGCTGGCTTACGAAGCTTAACTTTTTTACCGCCACGAATAGACGTTGGTGTCTTTACCCCACTATTAGGATACTTAGGATTCTCTGTTGAAGATGGATTAACCCCTGTTTCTGACTTTTTTGTTTCTGCAGCATACAAAGCACGAACCTGTGCAGTTGCTTCTGCTTCTGTCTTGTGGCATCCCATTACTTCGCCACCCTCTTTGACTACAGGATAGCCTGAGCATCCATACGAACCTTGTGAACCTACTGAATAAGGCATGGTTTTTATCTCCTTTGTAGAACTTTTGTTCCTTAAATTATTATACCATAGATAGCAGAAAAGGTGGGTTTTGCAACCCACCCCTATGCTTGCTAAGATTACTTCTTTGTAATAGTCTTCTTTACTGTGACAGTCTTCTTAACTGGTGCCTTCTTAGGAGTTGCTTTTGCAAGTGCTTCCTTGATATCAGCTTCCTTTGGAACAATGCCAAAAGCAGTGTCCTTTGGATTAATATATCTTAACAGTACTGGCAAAACAGCAGCAACCAAAGACCACGCTAGGTCTAGTGGGTCAGTAACTCCTGCTAGGTAAAGGGCTGATGCCGCACCTAGAACGCTACGAGCATATGATGCAAGTAGTGCTTTAAACTGAACTACGTTCATTTGTTTCTCCTTAATTGTTTGGTGTTTCATTGTCCTTTGGCAATAGACTTTGTAGTCTTTCATATGCCAAAGAAATCTCTTCTATTTTTTTACTAAATAAGTTATCGCCTAAAGCAGTTCCATAGGTTCTGTTCCATTCGGTAATTTCATTTATAGTGTGGTCAAATTCTGATAATGCATCTTGAACCTGCTCGATATAGGCAAAAGCCCAGTCACGAGATGTGGAAAGGAACTTAAGGAAACCATCGCTTTGGGACAATTCTGCCGAAGCATTTTGTTCAACCAGCTTTTCCATTTCCATTCTAATCATATGATTATCCATTTGAGATTGAAGGAACAATCCTACACAGTGTTTCAAATTAACTTGCACCTTAATTACTCTATATATTAGTAATGATATTACAACTGTACATAAAGATAAAACTGATATATTAATTATCTGTTCCATTTATTTCTTTCCTAACTACTAGAATAACTGCACCAAATCCCTCTAAAGTTTTCTTAACTTTATTAACATATTCAACAGCTTTTATCTGTTGTTTTTCTGTTAGTGCAATGAGTTCATGTGGGTCTATTTCAATAGTTATAAAGTCTGGGTTATCGTATAGAGTTACCCCGAAATTTTTTGGTGCTCTAATTGCTTTAAAAGCTTTTGACATTTCTTTTGTATACATTAATATTGCCTATCTATTGTTAAACTCTGCCAGGTGTTAGCCCAGTCTTGCTTGCTCTTATGTTTGTTAAACTCTCTAGATACCTTGCCTTTGTCAAGATATACTCCACCCCATACGCCATAAGCTTTTTGAGATACGCCAACTGCAAAACAAGTTCTTGCAACTGGACAAATGGAACATAAAGAGTCTGTATCTTTTCTAACTTCAATGTCTTCTTCATACTTTTCAAAGAATAATTCGACATCATCTCCAGCACAAATTGCTTCGTCTTTCCAGTCTTCATTCGGCATTCTTCTTCACCAACTTAGATGGTATATCCCAACCATCCTGACCAACTTCAAAGCGATTGATAGCAAACCATCTATTGTTTTTAAAGATAGCATTTGGTTGCATCCATGCTGTTTCGGATACCCTGGACTCTACTACAGTCCAGCCATCCCACGAAAGAGACTTATTGTTTTCTACAATTGTCTCCATTTTTTCTAGTGATTTAATTAACATAATCACCCTTTCGTTTAGTAACGATATACCCCAACTTCAACATCCTTGGCTTCAGCCAATTCTACAAGTTCTGAAATTGGTTCTTTTGGTTTGCTAAAATAAGCAAAATATCCAATACTGTGAACATTATCTTTTATCCAGCTTGGTGGAACTTTTACAAGTTTAATCTTAATTCCACGAGCCTTTAGACTTCTTTCTGAAACATTAGAGAACTCCTGACCCATTTGATTAATCTGTAATGGTCCAGCAGACATAATAGTAAACTCTGTATCATTTTCAGGTATGCTAGACAAAGCCACACCCATTGCTCTTAGGAACACATTGTAATCATTAAAATTCTTCGTTCCCTGAATTGCCACTATCATTATTTCTCCCTTCGTTCAACTTATCGACAATAAAGATAATCTTATCTAATTCTACCTTATTCATGTTGTGTGTGTCAACTATTTTTTTAGAATATTCATCAAGTTTACCCTGAATTAAATTAGCGGTATACAAAAACCCATCCTCAATCCAGTAAACAGAATTATCTACAACAAGACCATGCTTAGATTTTTTGATTGGCTTTGGTTCATCTTTGTTTTTATCCTTAACAAAATAATTAAAATAATGAAGCATCAGCAGATGTTTTCTAGATTGAGAAATTCTTGGTATTTGAATAGGATAGTTCAACCTTTTCTGAATTGTTTTATTTAAAACAAACATACATAAAAGGGTTAGCATAGAACCCAAAAAGTATTCCATATTACTTACCTGATTTAGCTCGTTGTGCCTTCAATACTTCAAAGTCCTTGACTTTAGTATCTCCAAGGTATCCCCAAGCATAGCCATCTTCAATCATATGTGTATTTAAAGATGTACCATCGCCATCAACAAATAGCCAGCCGAGAATACGACCATACTTCTCAGAACTATCCATCTTCTCTGTTCTAATTACAACATTAGTTGCATCTTTGAGTTTCTTCTTTAAATATTCCTTGGCTTCTAGACCCAATACCTTTTCAGCCTTGTCGCTTGTACGACTTTCTGGGGTATCAATACCAGCCAAACGAACCCTAGAAACAAACACAATATCAAATCCAAGGTCAATCTCAACGTCAATGGTATCCCCATCTACTACGTTGGTAACTTTTCTTACTTTATACTCATACATAAGTACTCTCCTTTATATTAAGCTTATCTCTTTCATCTATAATCTGATAAGCAAATTGGGTCATTGCCTTCTGTGCTTTCTCATTACTTAGAATACCCTCGTAATGATGTGCACAGAAAAGCAAATCACCTGCTGTTCCAATAGTTTGAACATACGCTTGAGCACCACAAACATCACATCTATGAGTGCCATCAAGTACATACTTCTTTTCTAAACTATCTATCATTTGAGTAAAACCCTCCACCATTAAATTTAATTGCTCCAACTGAGTATACCTTATTCATAGGTAAATTGCAAGAACTGCATAGGAATTCCTTATCTGCATCAGCAAAGGACCTCACATCCGTATCAATCTTGTCACACTTAGGACACTTAAATTTATATGTTGGCATATTACTTCTTCTTGTCAAACACTGCAAACAGGTCAACTAACTTGCTGATGTCTGCTGTTACTAGATTTTGCACTGTACCATATGTGACGTGTAAATGATTTCCTGTACTTGCGGTACCAGTTGTTCCAACTAGACCAACAACAGTCTTACCAGCTTCTACTTTGTCACCCTTCTTCAATGTTGATGGCTTCTGAAAGTGTGCGTAAAGAATAAAGTGCTTGTCATATGTTGACTGAATTAGGTAATTACCTAGCACTGCTGTCTCTCCTACTTCCATAACTGTTCCGCCTGTGATAGCCTTAATTGGACTACCTCCAGCGACTGACCAGTCAACACCACGATGTGGGTTGGTACGATAAGGTGCCATGTTTTTAAATCCATCTCCACGCTTTGCTTTTGGGAATGGTTCTACATAAATTGCTTCTGGCATAATAATACTTCCTTCCAAGATGTATTCTATGATTTATTCATAGTAATACTATTATAACATTCTTACTGGAGCTACCTGTGGGATTCGAACCCACCACCTACGCATTACAAGTGCGTTGCTCTACCGAATGAGCTAAGGTAGCATTGCGACTTCGATGGGACTTGAACCCACGACCTGTTGCCTGACAAACAACTGCTCTAACCAACTGAGCTACGAAGCCTTGGAGCGTGTAGGGAGAATCGAACTCCCACTACAACCTTGGCAAGGTTGGGCACTACCATTATGCAACACACGCATTGCTCCCCCTTCTGGACTCGAACCAGAAACCTTAGAGTTAACAGCTCTCTGCTCTGCCGATTGAGCTAAAGGGGAATGCTAGTTAAAGTGTGTAGCCACTATTAGTTGCTCGCCATACAGACGGAGCATGATTTTCTTCGACAGCCAACTTGGTTGCTTCATCTTCATACAGTCTTAGAACATGGATGCAATCATCTGCCCCTTGCTCCCATCCAGCATCTTCTTCTGCAGTTGTTGGCAATCCATCGTGGATACCACAAACAGCAGGACCACAGAATCCAAGGCTAATGCCTTCCTGTAGCCATTCATCAAACGACTTTTCCATAGAAAAACCCCTTTCAGGTCTATATCAATTATAGGGCACTAAAAGGGGTTTGTCAAGTTATTTCTTAGATGTCTGTGTATCTTCTTTAACATCTTTGAGAGCAACTGTCTGACGGAAAGCAGCATCAATCTCATTACGAGTTAGTTTGCCATCTTCCA